TCTCCCATTCTCGTGCTTTGATGTTATCATCAAATGTTTTTCGGACCTGAATAATATCAGGCTCTCCGTATTCTTCACGAAATAACTTGACATGATCCGATGATGTATAGTATGATACCCATAAGTCATTTGGCTCACAACCTTTAGCATAACGAACACCATAATAGTATTTCTGATGTTCAGACCATCCGATAAGATATGTATAGGGTATATAAATATTTGTGCTGGACATATTAGTCTCCTTTGGCTTGTCTAGTGTCGGCAGAGGCGGCAACCTCGTGGTCGACTTCACTTTTATTTATAATTTCTTTAGTTTTTAAGGCAATGATATCTTCATCATAAATGCCCCTGGCATTCAGAATTTCTTTTACTGTATCGTATGTATTCCAATAATTATAAATAGACATGTAGATATTTATTAGGATAGATATTAATGTTTGGACAACAATATTATCACGGTACAATACGGAAGTATATAATCAGTTTTGGCAACTTGATGAATGACATTGTTGTTGCGAGATTGAACACTGCTGGCGAAAGAGTTCAGTCTATCGCAGTTCCACTTGCGTACGGACCCAAGGAACGTTTCTTGGTCCGTCTCAATCAAGACCCAAACTTTGAACAGGCGGTAGCGATTACACTGCCTCGTATGGGATTTGAAATCACAAGCATGGTCTATGCGCCAACGAGAAAACTTTCTTCTACATTAAAAAATGTTACATTGAAGAGCGACGATGATGACAGAATGAAAACACAATATGTGCCTGTGCCATATGATATTAATCTTTTATTGTCAATCTTTGTCTCAAACGCTGATGACGGCGCACAGATACTTGAACAGATACTTCCATACTTTCGTCCGGAGTTTACGACAAATATTCGTTTGATTCCAGAGATGAATGTTGTTGTTGATACACCTGTTGTTCTTCAAGATGTTTCAATCGAAGATACATATGAAGGTGATTTTGACACTCGCCGTGCTTTGATATATAATCTTAACTTCAGTATGAAAGCATACATATACGGTCCTGTGTCAAATCAAGGCGTTATCAAAAGGTCTGTTACAAACTTCTTTGGTGATATTCCTGCTGATTCGGCACAGATTGAGAGACTTACATTAACACCATCACAGTTCGCGAATGGCGCGCCTCTTACGTCACCGTCTGCAAACTCTTCGTTATCAGTTGCGACAAGTGCTATTAGTGCTAACTCCGATTACGGTTTCACAACTGATATTAACACTGACACATTTACTATAGAGAATACATAATGGCAAAAATGGTATCAAAAGTTGATTTTAAAATTGTTCATAAACATAGAACAAGCATTGGCAACAGCCCGCAATCTCGCCCAAAGAATAAACGCAAGAGACCAAGTTTTAAGAAATATCGTGGCCAGGGCAGATGAAAACGAATCTTGAGAAGAACATGGAGCAAATCTTTGATTTGCCCACTGACACCAAACCAATGGCAGAGGCAATAGAAGAATCTCGTGTTACTGTAATGAATGAAACACCATCTACAGATAATGACGTTGATGATGATTACAAATATGCAAGAGAGAATCTTAAAGAGATTATTGATAGCGCACAACAATCAATCGCTGACCTTGCCTCTATCGCTTCCACTTCTGAATCACCAAGAGCATACGAAGTTTTATCTACCATGATGAAAACAATTGTGGAAGCAAATCATGGTTTGTTAGACATCCATAAGAGTGTAAAGAAACTCAAAGAAGATACTGATTCTGCACCAAAGAACGTTACCAATGCAATGTTTGTTGGTAATACCAGTGAATTGATGAAACTAATTAAAGATAATAAAGATTAAGTTTTAACAGGTCACATACCTATTATACACCGTTTGGATATATTGTCAAGAGAAAAAGTCAAGAAAAATGACTAATTTTGTAAATACTCAAAAGTTAGACAAAGACTTTAATAATTTACTTCACAAGCGACTTTTTCTCCAAAAGAAATCAGAATATCGGGCGGCACAGTTACGGAAAGATGTTAATATGGTTGCAAGTGTGGTTACTAATGGAGTTACCTTAGTCGCATTTTATACAGTGGCTGGAATTATTTTTCAAAAAATATATGATATAACTGGTGGTAGTACAATATTTTAAAATGTCAGAAAATTATCTTGCAAATCCACTTCTCAAAAAAGCATATGTTCCTGTTGAATATACTCAGGAACAAGTTGAAGAAGTTATTAAATGCTCAAATGATGTTTCATATTTTATTCGGAACTATGTGAAGATTATCAGCCTCGATAAAGGTTTGGTTAACTTTGACATGTATCCTTTTCAAAAAGAAATGGCAGAGACGATTGATAATAATCGTTTCACAGTCATTAAGACATGTCGTCAAGCAGGTAAAACAACGACATCGGCTGCTGTTGTTCTCTGGCATGTTCTCTTTAATGAATCCTATACGATTGCCATTCTCGCAAACAAACTCTCTACCGCCCGTGAGATATTGGCTCGTGTACAGAGAGCGTTTGAAAATCTTCCGAAATGGTTACAGCAAGGTGTTGTAACTTGGAATAAAACGAACATTGAACTTGAAAATGGCAGCCAGATTATTGCTGCTTCTACTGCTTCAAGCGCAATCCGTGGTTATTCTATCAACTTTCTATACCTTGATGAGTTTGCATTTGTACCGAGAAACATACAAGATGACTTCTTTACATCAGTTTATCCGACAATTATCTCTGGTACTAATACAAAAGTTGTCATCACATCTACACCAAATGGATTTGACTTATTCTATAAAATATGGATTAACAGTGTTGAAGAGCGAAACGAATACGCACACTTCTCTGTGAACTGGTGGGACGTACCTGGTCGAGATGATGAATGGAAAGAGAAAACGATTGCGAACACAAGCGAAGACCAGTTTCGACAAGAGTTTGAAGCAGAGTTTCTTGGTTCAGCAAACACATTGATATCACCAAACATACTTCGCTCTCTGGCTTTTACAACACCGATATCAACGCATTACGAAGGTAGCTTGAGTATTTACAAAGAACCAGTCAAAGATGCCGCATATTTCTGTATAGTTGATACGGCACGAGGAACTGGTATTGATGCTTCTGCTTTTATAATTGTAAATGTTTCAACTGTGCCGTATGAAGTTGTTGCTTGTTATAAGAATAATCTGATTGATCCACTTATATACCCAGAAGTCATCTATAATGTTGTCAAATCTTATAATGAAGCATATACTTTAGTTGAAATCAACGACAACGGTCAACAAATTGCGGATATTCTACATCATGATCTCGAATATGAAAATATTATATTCACTGCAATGAAAGGTCGTGCTGGTCAGGTAATTGGTGGTGGTTTCTCGTCACAAGTGCAGCGTGGGGTAAGAACAACGAAACAAGTCAAACGAATCGGTTGTTCTAACGCTAAAACGATGATTGAGAACTTTAAAATACTTCTTCATGACTATAACCTCATTAATGAACTCTCTACATTCATACAAAAAGGCACTTCATATGAAGCGGATACGGGTTCGCATGATGACCTTGTAATGTGTATCGTGCTTTTCGCATGGGCAACCAACCAAACTTTCTTTAAAGATTTAACCGACACTGATTTCCGTAAAAAACTTCTCGAAGACAGAGATCGAATGATTAGTGACGATGTTCTTCCATTTGGATTTATTGACGATGGAAGTGATATTGACGATATAATAAATACACAAAGTAGTTCAAATTTTTGGAATGAAAGCGACTCTGGAAATAAATGGTGATCTTGACTAAATCTATCATTTTATAAATAATAATGAAAAACTGAATAGAAACTATTCTATTAATGAGGAGAATGAACAATGCCTTTTCAAGTATCACCAGGCGTTAATGTAAGCGAAATCGATCTTACAACTGTCATTCCTGCTGTTTCGACAACCGACGGCGCCATTGCGGGGCGATTTCATTGGGGTCCAGCGGATAAGAGAGTGCTTGTCGATTCCGAAGACACATTAGCAGCCCAGTTTGGTAAACCAGATTCTGATAACTTTCAAGATTGGTTTACAGCAGCAAACTTT